CATGTGTCCAGAGAGCGCGAGCGGCTGCTTCGATGTCTGTTGCCGATTCCCCGGTTTCAAGCTGGAAGTCATTCAGATTCAAACTGCCGCACTGCGAGCTCAAGCGCGAGAGTATTTCATATTGCAATTCAAGAATATCCATAAAAATTCCTCCTTCGCTGTGATTCTACCACGTGCGAGGAGGAACAGGCAAGAAAAGGAGGGAGGTACATATGAAAGCGGAAGATCCTATGGCAATGATGCGTGAAGCGCACCGCGAGTTATCCGCAAGTTACCAGCAAGTTGCCGCAAACAAAAAACCATCCGCAAGACTTTGCAGATGGTTTTGCATGAAATTTGTTCGATTGGAGGTGAACCAAATGAACTATTCCAACATCCATTACGTAAATCTGCGGGCAGAAATGGCACGTGGGAATATCGGTATCGGCCAGATGGCGAAAGCGCTGCACATCAGTCGGGACACGATGGCGAGGAAACTGGCGGGCAGATCGCCGCTGCATCTGGACGAGGCGTTCCGGATGCGCGATCAGTTCTTTCCATCGTGCAGTATCGAAGCACTGTTCCGGGAAGAAAGGGAAGAGCGAGGCGCATAAAACACCTCGCTCAGCTGGTAGATTATTTCGTTTTTTTGCTGGGGCGCTGTGCAAGAGCGCTCGCAGCGGCGGTCTTGCTGGCCTTGCCGGTTCGACCGTCACGAAGCACCTTCGACGCCGCGGTCGCGGCTCTGGCGCTTGTCTGCTTGGAATTGCGCAATGTGCTGCCTCCTTTCTTTGGAGAATTGTACGCCGTGCTGGTAACACGGCATGCATTAAATATACAACATATTGCGCTAAATATCAAGCGATATAGCATATTTAGTATACAAAAAGAAGAAAAAACACCTGTGAGGCGCTTGCAGATGTTTTTGACAAAATTCATTCGATTGAAGGTGAGGACATGAACAAAACGGCGAAAATGATGATAGCAAGCAATGGGAGGCAGAGTGCGGTACTGCTCGACGGCGTTATGATCGGCGTCGGCGTTGACGGCGTCCGCCTTGACGTGAAGGAGGGCGTATCGAAGCTGAGCATTACCGGCATTGATGTGGCGCGGTTCCGCGCCGGGACAGAAGAGGACTTTGAGCGCTTTTGCACCGGATTGTCAGGGAATGAACTGAGCGGAGAATGATAGCCATTCCTTTATGGTGTCGACGGGCAAATTCTCCATGAATATGATGCCGGAATCGGTAAGCGTGTAATTGCCGCAGATGTCTGTTTTTACATATTTCGCGTTTGACAGCTCTGCCAAGCTGTCGGAGACGGCTGCATCAATGGCGGCATCGTGTGATTCGGTATCGAAATAAACCGCGGAGGATTTTGCTTCTCCGCTTGCGCGCCTCGATTTATAGGCTTTGTAGATCGTAGCGAGAGCCTTTTTCGCGTCTCTGGTAAGTGTGTGACCCATGAATTTTCCCTCCTTACTTCAGCAGTTCTATTCCAGCTTGGAGGATGAAGGAGGAAATGCTGGATATGGCAGCGTTGAACACACTTGGGAAATGAGACTTTAGCTTTTCCCATGTGGTCGGATTTTTCGTCAATTTCAAGTATTCAGTTCCTTTTGCCGAAATACCTGTAAAAACATATGAACGTGCTCCGCCCTTGAGTGCTGTGCTGCGCGGGATGGGCAGATTGACTAGCCCAAGCTTCACCAGATATTCCGCAGCATTGTAAATGTCGTCGGATGTGTAATTGCCGAGCGGCTCCTCATGAAGCACCTTTTTGAGCTTTATGGGCTTGACACGTTTTCCGGTACTGCTGATTTCAAGACAACTGTCGAGGTATTGCAGCAAATCACGGGCGCAATCTTCATTTACCATGAGTGGTACATCCTTTCATACGCAGAATTTCCATGTTTTCCATTTGCAGTATATCAGAGAACGCCGAAGTTTTCAATATCAGCACATTTTTTTAAAGGAGAGAGGTACATATGCCGCGAGAAAAAGAAACCTTCCGGCTTGAGCTGGAGGAAATCTTGAAATTCACCGGCGGACGCCGGGTGCTGACGGTGACGGACGTCAGCAATTATACAGGGCAGAGCCGGCGGGTGTGCCGCGAGCGGTACAACGTCAGCGGGAAAGAGGGCATCAGCGCTGTGGCGCTTGCCAAGATGTTGGCCAGATAGGTCAAGAGAAAGGAGAAACCAATGAAAGCAACAGGAATCGTCAGAAAGGTCGACGAGCTCGGCCGCATCGTGATCCAGAAGGAGCTGCGGCGGACGCTCGGAATCAACGAGAAAGACCCCGTCGAGATCTACACGGATGGGAAGGGCATCATCCTGCACAAGTACGCGCCGGGCTGTGCGTTCTGCGGCAGCGTGAACGACATCCGGTACATCCACGGCACGCCGGTGTGCAATATCTGCGCGAACAACATGCAGATGCTGTACCGCACGGCAGAAGGCGGTGACGACGAATGAAGGTGTTCGGAGATCCGCGCGACAAGAAAAAATTCCGCCGCTACATCGTATGGGGCGTTGAGGACGGCATCGTCTGCGCGTCCTTCATGGCCGGTATCGCGCTCGCCGGGTGGGTGTTCCACCTTATCTTCTCGGTCCTCGGCGTCGCATGAGACGTCCGGAGGTCATCTATATGTCCCCGGAAGAGCTGGCGGAGCGCCGCCGGCATGACCGCTGGGCCGCAAAAGGCCGCGCGCGGGTGGCGCTCCCGGGCCGTGTGGCCGTGATCGTACCGTGCGCATCGCCGTTCGCGGCGATCCAGTGCGCGGCGGAGCTGTGGGGCGTCCCATGGCAGGAAGTCGTCCACGGGGCGCGCGTCATGTGGGCGCCACCGGAGACATAAAAAGACACCGCCTGCGAAAATCGTCAAACCCGCAGGCGGTGAAAACCCAATAGCGCACAGGGCGCGCTACACTATATATATTATAGCATACAGTTGCCTGCCCTGCAAGCCGAAAAACGCTGACGCCGCAAGGCGTTTTCAGCTTCGGTAAGACCAATTACTAACTCGACCGGAGACAGACAGGGAGGCAATCATGCCGTATGTACATCGCACCGTCGTGTGCGGGGAAACGGTCGAGCACCGCAAGATGTATTCATCCCGTGTGCACAGCAAGGAAGTCAAGCCGCGCAAGCGATCATCCGAGAAGGAGACCTCCAAGCGTCAGGAGCGCATCAACGAGCGCGTGGCCGAGGAGCATCTGCGCTGGCTCATCAACTGTAACTACCATTACGGCGACTTCCATCTGGTGCTGCACTACTGGTGCAAGCAAGTCACGCTGGAACAGGCCGAGCGGGACAGGGCAGCGTTCCTCCGCGAGCTGCGCAAGGCGTACACCAAAGCGGGCAAGCGCTTGAAATACATCGCCGTGCTCGAAACCAAGCACATGACGAACGTGCATCATCACATCCTACTGCCGCGCTTTGATGCGCAGATCATCGCCGCCGCCTGGACAAAGGTGACCAATGGCGCGGGCTCTATCAGCTTCCAGATGCTCGATGACCGCAAGAACCACGCAAAGCTCGCGTCCTACCTCATCAAGGAATCACGCTCCACCATGCGCCGCTGCCGCGAGCAGGGCATCCGCCGCCGGCGGTACACCTGCAGTGCCGGCATGGCCAAGCCGGAGATCCGCTATCAGGTGACCAAGGCCGAGACGTGGAGAAAAGAGCCGAAGGCCAGACGGGGGATGCATCTCTATCGCTTTGACGATGGGTCGGAGTATAAGAGCGGCTGGCACGAACTGAGCGGCTGGCCGTGGCAGGAGTATTACGAGATCAAAGACACCGCATAGAAAGGAGCATCCACAATGAGTATCAGCATGGACAGCCTGCCGCCGCGCTATCAGAAACAGGCGGCGCGCAAGCTGGATCCCGCAGCGTATGAAAAGGCGCTGCAGTTTTTCCACGCCGAGGAGACCAAGAGCCCAGCGCGCCAGGCGCAGGGGAGCATCAGCCACGCGCTCGGCGAGAGCTTCGAGGCGCAGATCCTCACCGCGTGCGAATATTACCGGTCGATCTGTCACGCGGAGATTGACAAAACGCCGGAGCCGATCAAGGTCATTTCCGGCCGGCATCAGAATCCGAGCGGCTGCTGGTCGTTCGAGGCGGTTTTCACCAAGCAGGCGCAGCCGGATTTCCAGGGTACGATCGACGGCGGCCGCAGCGTCGTGTTCGAGGCCAAGGCCACGGACAAAGACCGCATCCTGCAGAGTGCGGTGACGCACGAACAGGCCTATGCCATGCAGTCGCACGCGCAGAAGGGCGCGCTGGTCTTTGTGCTGGTGTGTCTGCGCGGCCGCGCGGTCTATCGCGTGCCGTGGGAAGTGTGGTGGAGGATGCGGCAGCATTTCGGCCACAAGTACATGACGGCCAAGGAGCTGGAACCGTTCCGGGTGCAGATGCGCCGGGGCGTGATCCTGTTTCTCGGCGATCCAGGGTGAAGGTGGGCACATGGCAATCAAAAACTACACGACGAAAGTGGACGCATATACGTCCATCGGAGAAATCCAAGGCGCGCTTGCACGCCACGGCGCGACTAAGATCATGATTGACTACGATAATGGCAAGCCACAGGCGATCGCGTTTGGGATCGACACACCGGCAGGGCCGCGCGGCTTCCGCCTGCCGGCGGCCGTAGATGGGACGCTGCGGGTGTTCGCGGCGCAGAAGATCAAGGCCGACCGCGAGCAGGCGGAAATGACTGCGTGGCGGAACGTGCGCGACTGGGTGCTGGCGCAAATTGCGCTGATCGAATCCTGTGATGTGCCGATACAGCAGATCTTCCTGCCGTATATGGCAGATGATCGCGGCCGGACGGTGTACGAGCTGTATGCCGCCGGGCAGCTCGCACTCGGCGCAGGGGAGGATGCATGATGCTGCGCACACAGGAGACACTTGACGGCGAGATCATCGTTGACAGCTTTGCCGGTGGCGGCGGCGCGTCCACGGGAATCGAGCTGGCGCTTGGGCGCATCGTAAATGTGGCAATCAATCACGACCCGGCAGCGATCCGGATGCACGAGGCGAACCATCCGTACACGGAGCATTACCAGGCATCTGTCTGGGATGTGGATCCGGAGACGGTCTGCCGAGGTCGGCCGGTGGCACTGGCATGGTTCTCTCCGGACTGCAAGCATTTTTCAAAGGCAAAGGGCGCAGCACTTGTTGACCGCAAAATCCGGGGCCTCGCGTGGATCGTCCTGCGCTGGGCGGCGAAGGTACGCCCGCGCATCATCATCCTCGAAAACGTCGAAGAGTTCCAGACGTGGGGGCCGGTGCGCAAAGGAAAGCCGGTAAAGAAACTGGCCGGAACGACGTTTCAAAAGTTCATCGGGCAGCTTCGGGCACTGGGATATAGCGTGGAATGGCGCGAGCTGATGGCAGCCGACTACGGTGCGCCGACGACAAGATGCCGGCTGGTACTGATTGCCCGCTGCGACGGACGTGCGATCGTCTGGCCGGAGCGCACACACGCCCCGCGAAACAGTGCGGAAGTGCACAACGGAAAACTGCTGCCATGGCGCAGCGCCGCGGAGATCATCGACTGGTCGCTGCCGTGCCCTTCGATTTTTTCGACGAAGGATGAAATCCACGAGCGGTACGGCATTTCCGCCGTCCGGCCGCTGGCGGACAACACCATGCGCCGCATTATTCGCGGCGTGGACAAGTTCACGATCAAATCCGGGGCGCCGTTCATCGTTGATTGTAACCATTCCGGAGGTGGGCACGTCACGGATAGCCAAGAGCCGTGTAAAACGATTACGGCAAAGCACACCGGTGACATTTGCCGGCCGGTCCTCACGCCGCTGACGATGACGAACACCAGCAACAGTGCCGGAGCACCGGCCGCCGAACCAATGAACACAGTCCGTACAGGCGGAGGCGGCGGGCAGATGCTGCTATCGCCGTCACTGATCCAGTACCACACGGAGAAAACAGAAAGCGCCCGAGCGGCTGGACTGGATAAGCCCGTCTGCACGGTGGACGCCTCGAATCGTTACGGCCTTACCTGCGCGAATCTGGTGGAGTATTACGGCGGCGGCCGGCCGTTGGATGTGCAAAGCCCGATGCATACGGTCACGAGCCACGACCGGGAAGCCGTGGTTGCTGCACATGTAGTCAAGTATTACAGCGGGGTGGACGGTGAGAAAGCGGGAGAGCCGCTGCCGACAGTGACGGCCATCGACCACAATGCGGTATGCGCTGCCCACGTGGTCAAGTACAAGCGGGACGAAGTCGGCACACGGCCGTCGGAGCCGCTGCCGACACAGACAGCGGGCGGCGTGTTTGGCTGCTGCAAGGCAGTGCTTTATAAAATCAGCACATCCGAGCGGCTGCACCATTGGCCGCAGATCCGCGACTTGCTGAACCTGTACTGCGGCTATGCGCTGGGCGAGGACGATCTGCTGCTCCTGTCAATCGGCGGGGCGCCGTACTATATCGCAGACATTGGCCTGCGGATGCTGTCGCCTCGGGAGCTGTACAACGCCATGGGCTTTCCTCCGGATTACATCATCGACCATGATGCGGCCGGAAAGCCATACCCGAAGACGCAGCAAGTAGCCAGATGCGGCAATGCCGTCTGCCCGCCGATGGCTGCGGCCGTTGTGGCAGCGAACCTACCGGAGTATGCCATGCCTGGAAAAATTGAGACGATGGCTGCACTCGCTGATGCGGTGGCCATGTGATGGGGGCGAATCAGTGAATGCACTTTTGAACTACCCCGGCGCAAAGTGGGGCATGGCACAGGAAATCGTGCAAATTATGCCGCCGCACAGATCCTATTTGGAGCCGTTCGCCGGTTCTTTGGCCGTACTGTTCAACAAACCGCGATCGGCGATCGAGACCGTGAACGACATCGACGGGGATATCGTGAATTTTTTCCGCGTCCTGCGTGCAGACCCCGAGCGGCTTGCCCGGGAAATCGACTTGACGCCATATGCGCGCGCAATATTTGACGATGCGTACGAGAATCGCGGAGAAACAGACTTCGACCGCGCGGTGCGGTTCTGCATCCGTAGCAGGATGGGGCGCGGCTTCAAGACGTATCAAAAGACCGGATTCAAAATCGACGTTTATGCGCGTGAGCGCAGTTACTGCCTGAACTGCTGGAACGATATGCCCGAGAACATACGGGCCGCGGCCGAGCGGCTGAAAGAAGTACAGATAGAGAATCGCCCGGCGCTGGAGCTGATTCGGCGTTTCCGGCACGAGAACGTGCTGATCTATGCAGATCCGCCGTATTTGCTTGAAACGCGCAGCGGAAAGCAGTATCGATACGAAATGACAGACGCGGACCATGAGAAATTGCTGGCAGCGCTGAAAGCACATCCGGGGCCGGTTATTCTATCCGGGTATCACTCACCCATGTATGACAGCGAGCTGAGTGGCTGGAACATCATCGAGCGGAAAGCCTATAACCAGAATGGCAATAGGCGCACGGAAGTGCTCTGGTGCAATTACGAAATACCGACATTGATCGGATAAGGAGGGCAATCATGAAGATCTACATATCAGGGAAAATCGCCGGGGATCCGGACTATAAGGGAAAATTCGCCCGAGCGGCTGCGGAGAAGCTGCTGGAGGCATTCGGGGAGAAGGTGAAGCGGAATGGCTGAATACATAAACGAAACAGAAGTGCTGCAGAGAGCGCTGGACACCTACGGCTCATCCATGCAGATCGTGGTGATGATGGAGGAAATGAGCGAGCTGCAAAAGGAACTGTGCAAAAATCTGCGCGGAAGGGGTTCGATCGAACATATTGCCGAGGAGATTGCCGATGTGGAGATCATGCTCGAACAAATGAAGATGCTGTTTTTATGCGCGGATGATGTGCGCGATGTGCGCAGACGCAAGGTGGAACGGCTGAAAGTGAGGCTGGACAATGGAACCTGAATACATCGAGCGGAAAGCGCTGGATAAAGCACTGACGGCCGCCGCGTCACATGACAAGGACAAAAACCGCCGCACATGGGCAAAGGCGATCTGCATTTTGCACGATCTACCGGCTGCCGACGTTGCGCCGGTGGTACATTGCCGCCACTGCCGATCATACAATAAGCCGCAGCTGGGATGGTGCTCAGTCCACCTCGACCGCGAAGGTCCGGACGACTTTTGTGGCTATGGCAAACGAAACGAGGTGACTTAATTGGACTGGAAGCGGGAGGCGGCTGATGAGCTGCGCAACTACATGAACCGAAAGGCGGCAATTGAAAACATCAGAGATCAGATCGCTGACCTGGCAACGGAGATCACAAGCATCCGCAGCGCCTCGGCGGATGGCAGCCCGGTCGCCGGTGGCTCAAACGGCAGGGACGATGCGCTCGTCAACAACATCCTGAAACGTGAGCGGCTGGAAGAGGCGCAGCGCTTGACCGAGAACCGTGTACGCCGCGTGGATCGTGCCTTGAATCAGCTCTCTGAGCGGGACCGCTGTGTGCTGCAGCGTTTTTACATCACGCCGTGCATCGGCGGCGTCGAGCGCCTGTGCCGGGAATTGGCCATCGAGAAAACGACCGCTTACCGTTGGAAGGATTGCGCACTGCGGAATTTTACAATCACAATGTACGGCCTCACAGAGACGTGAGCGTAACGTGGGAAAAAATCGGGAACATTTTCACGGGAATCTGTGTTAAAGTGATATCGCGGGATTGCGAGAGAGACCAGCCCCGCAAGTCACTTTGTGATATACCTCTCTTCCTTTGATCCTTTTTGCAGAATGTACGCATGGCTTTTTCTCTTGTCTCTGTCAACTCCGGTTTTCTCATGTCTCTCAACAAAGCAAAGCACCGGCCCGGCTTCGGGTTCGGTGCTTTGTGCATTCTGGTGCGGTTATGAATCTGAAACAACTTACCTACAAACTGCAGGCGGCGCTGAACCAGCGCGGCGAGCATTACAAAGTCAATCAGTTACAGCACTACTCCGAGCGGCTTGGCCGGATGGTAACAAAATACGTGCTGGAAAAGGCAGAAACCGATGAAACCGGGAAGCATATCAGCACGCGCGTACTGGAGACTTACAGCATGGCGGATGTCGTAAAAACGCTGGCGAAAATCTATAGCGGGTGATCCCATGAATCTCACGCCAAAGCAGCGCGCTTTTGCGGATTTTTACATCGAATTGGGCAATGCGACCGAGGCGGCGCGCCGGGCGGGATACTCGGCGAAAACCGCCAAATCCAT